AAACTCAAGTAAAAGAAACGATTTTAGCAGATGAAGATGTGGCAGAAATAATAAAATTTGAAAGTGATTTTAAAAATGGAACTGGAAATTATAATTTTGATGTTGAAATATTGTTAAAAAATGGGAAAACTTTGACAATTTAGGAAAGGGGGGAACAATGGATTTTGGAGTAACGGATGCAGGATTTGTATTAAAAAGTTTTTCAGATATTATGAAAGATATAGAAAAACGATACAAAGTAAGATTGCAAGATAATGAATACACACTTGACTTTAATACGCCCGAAGGTATTCATTCTGAAGCGATAGGATTTGAATTGTCAAAATTATGGGAAGAACTTTTGGGCTTTAACAATCAAATGAATTTAAATACGGCAACTGGAATTTATTTGGACTATTTTGGAACTTTGTTAAGAACTCCACGAAATCCAGGGGCTTATGCGACTGGGCAAGTAAAGATAACAGGCGTGAAAAATAGAGTTATCCCAACACAGACAATCATAAAATACGCAGAAAAGGAATATAGATTGTTATCTAACGTTACGTTGGATAAACTGGATAATAACGAGTATTACGGAATAGGATTTATTCAGGCAGTCGAAATTGGAGATGAAAGTAATATTACAAGTGATGTTTCATTCACGACCGAATATGGTGGAGTTGCCAAGATTACAAACGATGTCGATATAACTGGTGGAGCAGATGATGAAAACGACAGTCTTTACAGGGCAAGATTAAAAAGAAAACAGGCTATCGAACAGACTGCGACACATTCGGCGTTATACAACGGACTTATGGCGTTAGAAAATGTAAAGAATGTATTGATATTAGATCCTGAAACAGAGCCAGCGACAGAAGCTGGAACTATCAAAATATTTCTCGAAGGAACTCCTGATGACAAGATTTTTGAAACCATATTGGATTTGAAAGCTGATGGGATATTGACACTTGCAGATTCTAATGCACAGACTTTTGAAAAGAAACTGAAAAGAGATGTGTTTGAGAGGAAAATAATCTATAACATTATCAAATACAGCACGTTATTAATTAAAGTGGAAGTTTTGGAAGTGAAGAACTCTGATGAAAAAGATAACCGTTGGACACAACAAATAAAGAAAGAAATACTAAACTATATAAATAATCTTAAAACAGGGGAATCTATCAGCTATTTAAAAACGTATTCAGAAATTTTGGGAATTGATGACATAAGAAAAATTAATCTAAAAATGGGATTAACAGAATCCAGCGTAGCAACTCAAAATTTTGATAAAGTTTTTAATGTTCCAGTAGGGCAAAAATTCCAAATCAACGAAAATAATATCGAGGTGCTTTATGTATAAAGATAGCAAAGAATATGCAGACGAAATAATCAGCAAGTTTCCGCATATGTATAAAAGGAATAGGAATAGCAATAATTATTTTTTGCTGGAACTTTATTTAGAAGAAATAAGACAAGTGAGCAAAGGAATTTATGAGTTACTAAAGTCTCTAGATATTATGAAGGCAACTGGGTATGTTTTGGAAAAGTTTGGTACATCGTTTGATTTGAAAAGAAATACAAGAGAAAGTGATGAAGAGTATAGAAAAAGAATACTTGCAGAAATATCAAGAAAAAGTAGAAATGCAACTTTTGAAACAATAATAAATGTATTAAAAATCATAATTGAAAATTATGAGCAGAATATATTTATTTTTAAAGAAGGAATTGTAAAAACTAATAATAAAGATATTGATTTCAAAGTAAAAAATGGAAGTTTTAAAGGAAATTCTGAAACACAATTTTACAAAGAAAAAGCTGGCAGTATTTATATAGTTTTGAACAAAAGATTGCCAACACATATTAAAAAAAGTGTTTTAAATATTTTGCTTGAAATAAGGGCGAAAGGGGTTGAAATAACGATTGATTTTAAATACAGGGTGCAGACAGCAAATTATATTTCAAATGGAGCGTTTGTAGGATTGAAAAGAATGTTGAATATTGAAGACAGTTTTTATGATGAAATTTCGCAGCAAAAAAATTATGAAAGTAATTTGGCTAGAATTAATGTAATTACACAGGAAGGGGTAAGATAGATGTTAAAAAAGATAAAGGATTGGGTAGGATCTAATTTGGATGTTTATAAAGTTGAAAACGCCAACGATGTCGGAGCAGGATTAGTGAGACACATTTGGAAAGGCGAAGAGACTGCAAGCCAAATTGGAACAACCTTAACAGCTCAAATCATGAATGATTTGCAAAAAGGGTTAGTGCATTCATTAAACGCAACTAGAACGGTAGGAACAAATAAAGATATTTATGAAGTGGCGTTAAGCGGAATTGAAGAATTTGGAGTGTTTGAGGGATTAAAATTATTGGTTAGAATCGATGAGGAAAACCAATTTGAGGATGTGTTTTTAAAATTAGGTGGAACAGAATACCAAGTTCACCAATTAAAGAATAATTTGCTGGATAAAATTGATAAAGGGATTTTAAAAGATAAAAAGGAATACTTGTTGAACTTCAAGAATAATTCTTTTGTCTTGTCAGACAGCACTTTATACGGATTACAAAAAGGTACAGCCCTCGAAGGTAACCGTCTAGCCGAAATAATAGGTCTTGAATTTGGAGGAAATATTCAGGACACAGGAGCGAAAGTCACAGGGAAATTTTACTTTGATAATGTGACCAAGTTCTATTACGAATGCACAGAGAACACAAACTTAACATATAATGATGCCACAAAATTCAGGGCTATTTCCAACAAGCCAATTTCAGATAGGGTAGAATCTATATTCAAAACAGAAACTAAAACCGTAAGCATTAACAACGGATTTATAAGATTCACAAAAAAAGGAAATATTGTATGTGCCTTCCTGCACGTACAAACATTGAATGGATATAATCTTTTCTTTCCTTCAGATACAGTTTTGGCACAGTATCCGCAAGGATTTACACCAACAAACGATTGCTTTGACATGGAGCATTCTATCTCAAGCAACGAAAGCAACGGTAAAAACGGAGATGTAAGATTGATTTTACGTAGAGCTGGACTTTCTATTTTCGGAACAACGAGCAAGGCGTATTCCGAACTTAAAGGAACAGCTGTGTATTGTGTTTAACAAAAAGAATTAATATGAATGTGTTAATTCTCGGATTGGCACAGAGTTATAACGACAAAAAAAATAAGGAGGAAAAAAATGAATGTCGTAATTTATGACAAAAAAAGTCTCGAAATAATAGCGAGACCAATAATAACAAACCTTGAAGAATTTAAAAATAATCCTAATTTGTTTTTTCCAGACTGGGATTTGGAAAAACATATATGGAGCGAATCAGAATATCAAAATCCAGTTTTGGATAACAGAAATCTAAGAGAGGCAACAAAAGAGGAACTATACAAAGTTGGAAAATATTCTCTTGGCGAAAACGAACTCCTAGAAAACGGAAAAATCAAGACAGTTGAATTATCTGAATTTGAATACATTGAAAACAATCAAATCAAATTCAAGAAGGAAGAAAAAATTGAAAAACTGAAACAGGAGCTTTACGAATTGAGAATCGAAAGGGAGAAAAAACCTTTTGAATTTGAAGTAGGTGGCAAAAAATACTTACAGCACAACAGGACGATAGACCAAAGCAATATTACTAAAATATTATTTTCTTTAGTTCTAAGGTTTATCCTTGGGCTTATGGGAAAAATTTCTAAAGGGCAGAAACTGGACTTTGCACAAGTTATGACCGACTTAATGGCAACAGAGTACAGCAACTGGAAATTTTATACTGAGGATGGTGAAAAGTATGTGAATGTTTCGGTGCAAAAATTTATAGAAATGAGTGAGATAATGAGAAAACATACAACTACTTCGATGGTTGCTGAAACAACTTTGTCACATAGTTTAGAAAGCAAAACTGTCGAGGAACTAAAAAAATTTAATGCTGAAATTGAATATAACAAATTATTTGAAAGTGAAATGAAGCAAGGATAGGAGGTAAATATGACTACAAAAAAAATGTTGACAGGAAACAGAATTAATACTAGAAGTGTTTTTAAGCGAAAAACTGCTGAAGAAATTTTGGAAGGAACTTTAGAAAAAATTAGAAGAGCACCTTTTGAACCAAAACCCAAATTGGTAGGGTACGCACAAATCGGAGGAGAAACACTTAAAAAAGTTATTTATGAATAAAGGAGGTATTTTATGCATCTTGAAAAAGATAAACTTTATATATCATTTCACAAACCGAAAAGCATAATAGGCTTTCTGATAACATTAAGAACGTTAGGGAAATATAGTCATTGTGAATTCGTCTATAATGACTATGTATATTTATCAAATCCCGGTGGCGTAAGGATAAAACCTTTTGTCTATAAGGATAATATGGATATTTTTGAACTGGATAGCCATATTGAAATTCCAATTGTGCTAGAAGAGTTTAAAAAGCTAAAGGGTAAGGGCTATGATTATGGAGCTATATTTTTCAGCCAGTTGCTGGAGCTGGGAATTGAACACAAAGATAAATATTTTTGTTCGGAATTATGCTTACATCTAATTAACAAGGGATTAGATGAGAGCCTGACGTACAATTTAAAGACACTAAAGGCTAATCAATTTAGCCCTGCAAAGTTGTATAAGTATTTAAAAGATATGGAACTGTTAGGAAGAAAGGTGGAATGAAAATGGAAATAAGGAATTTAATTGGAACTGAAATCATGGAGCAGGGAAAAGTATTAAAAGTAACAGATGCCATGTTTGAAGGGGATAATATTGTTCTAATAACTGAAACAGTGGAAAAAGATGCAAAAGAAATTAAAGAAAAGGAAGTGGTTTAACATGGATAGATTTGAAAAAATTTTTGATTATCTGCTGAAAGTCGAAGGCGGATATTCTGATGACAAAAATGACAAGGGCGAAAAAACAAAATATGGAATAATCGAGGAAGAAGCAAGAGACTTTGGATATAAAGGAAGTATGCAGGATTTGACAAAAGACTTCGCAAAAAACATATATCTGAAAAAATACTATCTTGGGAATAAATTAGACAAAGTTGTGGATGACAAAGTGGCTCTATCTATATGCGATTGGGCAGTAAACAGTGGCAGAAATGGAACAAAAAACGCACAGATTGCTATAAACCAATTGACAAATGCAAATCTTGA